GCGCCCGACGCTGCTGGATCGTCGCGGGAGCGCGTGGTTCATCTCGACACCTCGCGGGTTCAACTACTTCAACGAACTCTGGCAGAAAGGTTCGCACAGCAACGAGTGGGCGACGTTTCAATTCGCGTCATCAGACAACCCGCACCTGAGAGCGACTGAACTTGAATCCATCGCCGCCGACATGCCGTCGCTGGTCCGCCGTCAGGAAATCGGCGCTGAGTTTGTGCAACTCGCCGGGGCTATGTTCCGCCGCGAATGGGTGCGCGTGCTGGATGGAGAACCGCAGTGCTCGCGCTGGGTGCGCTGCTGGGACCTCGCGTTCACACAAAAGACAACCAGCGACTTCACCGCGGGCGCAAAGGTTGGCTTGATGTCAGACGGAACCATCGTCGTCTCGCACATCGTTCACGGGCGCTGGGAGTGGCCCGAAGCCGTGCGCGTCGTGTCTTCAACCGCCCGAACCGACGGGCAAAGCGTTTCACAGCGAATTGAAGTTGTCGGCGCGCAGGTCGGATTTCTTCAGCAACTTCAGCGAGAACCGATGCTGTCCAACATTGCGATGAACGGCCAGACCGTCACGAAGGACAAGATCACGCGCGCGTTGCCGCTGGCCGCTCGAGCGGAGCAAGGCAAGCTGGCCGTTGTGCGAGGGAATTGGAATGTGCCGGGGTTCATGGATGAGTTGTGCGCGTTCCCGGACGGCAAACATGACGACCGCGTTGACTGCGTATCAGCTGCGCTGGACTCGCTCGCCAGTTCAAACATCGTCGCGGTTCTGATATGAGCACTCCAATCGAGCAACAGAAATTCGCCGGGCGCAATTCATGGGCGCTCCTGATAAATGGCGACTCTGAAACGATGGATAGAATCGAAGCCGACGCCGTGATAGCTGACCCGCCGTATGGAATCTCCTACTGCCACGGAGCGCGCAAGGGCGGCGTTAAACTCGGCACTGACGGCGAGGCAATCATCGGCGATGACAAACCGTTCGATCCGCGCCCGTGGCTCGGCTATCCGGTCGTGGTGCTGTGGGGCGCGAACCACTACGCGAGCCGCCTGCCTGACTCTCCCGCGTGGCTGGTATGGGACAAGCGCGACGGCGTATGCAGCAACGACCAAGCGGACTGCGAACTCGCGTGGACAAATCTGCGCTCGCCCGCCCGTCTGAAGCGGCATCTATGGATTGGAATGCTAAAAGACTCCGAATACGATGAACAGCGCGTGCATCCGATGCAGAAGCCTGTGGTATTGATGGCGTGGGCAATGGAAAAATGCAGAGTGCCAATCGGCGCGACCGTGCTCGACCCGTACATGGGCAGCGGTACGATCGGGATCGCCTGCCTGCGAACGGGCCGCAACTTTATCGGGATTGAAATTGATACCCGCTACTACAAACTCGCCTGCGACCGAATCGCCCGCGAACTGGATGGCGCGTTGCTCTGATGCCCTCTGATGCCTGACAAAACCTGCTAAACATTCTTTGCTAGTGTCTTGACAAGTTCCGGCTTTGTGCTATTGGGACTTTCAGACACTATGCTGAAAAACTTTCTTCCCGGTTTCGCGCGACGCGCGCTGGCGGGATCGGCATGGGCTGTCCTCAAGGGAGTCGGCGGCATCCCCGCCCAGTGGTTTGACCGGGCGATTGATTTTCATTCCGGCGTTTCGTTCACGCAACCCTACCGCAATTCGGTCTGGGTGATGCGCGCAATCAAGAAGATCGCCGGACCCTGCTCCGCAGTTCCGGTTTCAATTTATCGCGCAGACCAACTGGCTGAAACGCGGGCAACGTTGTTGCGCAAAGGCTGGCGCGGCGCGGAAAAACTTTCACGGCAGGCGGCGTTACGTCAACTCCGGAGACCCAGCACACTGCGACGTGTTATGCGTCAGGCCGGTGAAGAACTGGCCGAAATTGAAAATCCAGCTCTGGCAACCTGGCTTGCATCGCCCGCCGTGGGAATTTCCTGGGCTGACTTCATCGAAGCGTGTGTTGGCTGGTTGAAACTCGCTGGGGAAAATTTCTGGCTCCTCGGTGACGATGCAATCATGCCCTTCCCGGAACGGCGCGGTGGACTGAAACCAATCGTCGTGGCCCGTCCTGACCGGATGCGCGAGGTAGTCGGTCGCGATGGCCTGGTGGGCTGGCAGTTCACGAAACAGAACGGCGGCATCGAGCGATTGATTCCAGAGCAGGTCATTCAGTTGCGTTACTGGAATCCGTACAGTGAATATCGCGGGCTGAGCGAATATGACGCGGCGACCGTTGCGAGCGAGGCTGATTACGCTGCGGGAACCTACAACCGTAACCTGATGCAGAACAACGGTGATCAGGGAGTGTTCGTTTCTTACAGCGGTGACATCATGCTGAGCGACGAGCAGCAAAAGCAGATCGTTGACCAGTTGCGGCAGAAGCGCGAGATGCAACAACGCGGCATCTTCAGGCCGATGTTCCTGCCGGCGGATATTGAAGTCCAGGACCCCAAGGTGCGCGCGCCGGATGCGAACTACATCGCGTCACGGTTGGAGAACCGCCACGAAATCGCCGTCGCGTTTGGAGTGCCGCCCAGCATGTTTGACGTGAAGGCGAGTTACAGCATCGGTTCAGCCAGCGATTACTACCAACTCATTCAAGACACCTGCATCCCGACGAGCGAGAAGATCGCCGACGGTCTGGGGCTGCTGCTGGGCAAGCTGCTGGGGTTCGGCGTTGAAGTTGCGTTTGACTGGGATGACCATCCGACGATGCAGGAGGTCCGCCGCGAACGGCTCACCAGCGCGGACGCGCTTTGGGCAAAGGGAATGCCGATGCGTGAAGTGAGCGACTATCTCGGCCTTGACCTGCCGGAGTATCCGGGCTGGGAGGACGGGTTCCTTCCGTTCAGCGTCACGCCGGCGGAACAGGTCGGCATGGATTCATCGGCGTTCACCGCGGATGATTACGCCGAAGAACCAAACCCGGTCGCGAAGCCTGAGGACACGGAAGGACCGGAGGACACAGAAGAACCGGATGATGACGAAGCTGACGACGGCAACAACGGCAACGGTGACGGCGACGGCAATCGAATGGTCAAGCGCGCGGTTGAATCCATGGTCAACAAGCGACTCTGGGAGCAACACGTGCGCAACCGTCAAAAGTCGGTCCGGCTTTACGAGAAAAAAGTCAGCAAGGTGTTGAATGAATTTCGCGGCAAGGCGCTGCAAGCGTTGCAGACGCACTGGCCATACGCGCACGCGAAGGGCATCACGGATTTGATTTTCGATGCTTCCGAGTTTGCGATGAAGCTGGTGACATCCTTGGAGCCGGTCGCGAAGACCGTCACGCAAAACGCGGGCGCGGCGCTCATGCAGGAAATCGGCTTTACTGATCCTTGGAGCATGACGCCCAAGACTGTCAACGAGTTCATCGCAAAACGGAATCCGCTGTTGCGAAATTCGAGTCAGACGGTTTACGACCAGTTGCGCACGGTGTTGGACGCGGGCGTGAGCGAAGGCTTGAACGTGGATGCAATCACGGAAAATCTCAAGGCCAGGTTCAACGACCTTCAGAAGTACGAGGCGCGGCGGATTGCGATGACCGAAACGAACGCGGCGTTCGGCTTCGCCCGGCAGCAGGCCATGAAAGACGCGGGCGTGCAGAGGAAAGCGTGGCTGTCGTCGCACGGACCGAACGTCCGGCCCGGCCATCGGCAGGCCGAGTTGACCTACACGATGTCAAACCCGATCCACGTGAATGAACCGTTTCTTGTGATGAACAGTGAAGGTGACTTCGAGGAACTGATGTATCCCGGCGATCCGAATGGGAGCGCGGGCAACGTCATCAACTGTCAGTGCATCCAGCTGGCGGTCGTGGATGAACCGGAGGAAGAAACATGAACGTAATCCGTAGAGAAATGCCGTTCACCGTGAAAATCGTCGGTGAAAAGGAAGGGCTGGTTGAGTATCGCGCGAGCGATGAGACGCTGGACAGCTATCGCGAAGTCGTTCTCGCGTCCGGCTGGCGGTTTGACCGATTCCAAAAGAACGCTCCCTTCGTCAACTCGCACAACTACGACAGCATCGAAAATCTGCTCGGCTCGGTTCGCGCCGCAGAAGTGCGCGAGGGCGCGCTGATGGAAACGGTGCAATGGGCGATTGATGTGAAGGAAAACCGGCTCGCCCAACTCGGCTGGAAGATGACCACGAGCGGACATCTCAAGGCTGTCTCTGTGGGCTTCATCCCGACGGAGACATTGCAACCTGAAGACAAAGCCTACGCTGGCGAAGTTGAACGGCTGGGCTTGAAGGACAATCCACCGCGAGTCATTTACACCGGGCAACAGCAGATTGAATTGTCCGCGTGCATCATCGGGGCGAACCCGAACGCGCTGGCCAGCTTCGCGCGCGCGTACAAGGGCGGCGTGCTCGATGACGCCGACCTGCAACTGATTTCGGAGCGGTTAAGCTCCAAGACACTTTCGACCGGGAGAGAACAACACGCTTCTTCGTCTGTTAGTTCCGGCGCTGACGAAGAAGCCCGTCGCCGGATGCAACTCGATTTCGCGTTGAAAATAAAACTGATCGCAATGAACTTATGAGCGAAAAGAAATTTGAGGATTCCGTCCTGGAAAGCGTGGGCAAGATTGCCGCGTCGCAGGACGAGTTCAAGACGGGTCAGCAGAAGATTCTGTCTGACGTAACCCGCATTGATGCGGACACCAAGAAAGCCCTGGCCGACCTCGGCAAGGTGCAGGACAATGCGAACACGTTCGCCACGAAACTGGCGACCGTCGAGCGGATGGTCCGGCGCGAGGCGATTGCGGCTTTTGGCGATCCGATCAAGCGATTCACCAGTGACCCGCTCAATGCCGGTTACATCGCCACGTGCGCACGCAACGCGTACCTGCAACAGAGGACGGCGGTGACGGGCGTGGACAGCGGTATCGGTGGGGCGGTCATTCCGCAAGAGACGGCGGCGGCTATCTACGACCTGCTCCTTCAGTATGGTCAGTGGAACACGCTCGGCGTGATGCCGATTGGCAGCCGGACGCAGATCGTTCCGCTCATATCGGTTCGCCCCACGGCGTACTGGGATGCGCAGGGCGCGCAAATCACCGAAGGCGCTTTCACTGGGACTAGCGTGACGCTGACCATCAAGGAAGCGGCGGCTTGGATTCCTGTGGCGCGGGCGAACATCGAGGACAGCGAGGCGGACCTGGCTGGCTTCGTGATGGAACAACTCGGCCAGTCGGTTGCGTATCGCATGGACTGGGCGTGTTTCGCGGCGGATGGAACTGATGACACGACCGACGGCGCATTTACGGGCATTGCCTCTGGCGGCACGGCGGCAACGGCGGCGGATGGCAACACGACCGTCTCGGCTCTTGAGCTTGCGGACTTCGTTCGCTGTCTGACCACGGTCGCGGCTGGCACGTTGCAGCGTCCGGCCAAGTGGTGGATTCATCCGCAGATTCTCGCCAAGATTTGTCTTGTGCGGGATGACAACGGGCGGCCCATCTTCCAGAACGCGCTTGAAGCTCCGGCTCCGGGCGCGATTGGGTCCATCCTGGGATATCCGGTGGTGCTGACGGCGGCGATGCCCAGCACCGACAGCGCGGGCAATGTGGTTGCCTGCTTCGGCGATCCGCAGGCCGGCGCGGTCGGGTTGCGCAAGGACTTCGAGTTCGCCCGCAGTGACGAATTCCAATTCGACTACAATCGTTCGGCGTTCCGGGTGATTGTGCGCGGTGGCTTCGTCATCAAGCTGGCGACCGGGTTCGCGAAACTCACGCTGGCGGCTGCGTAAACCGAAACATTGAACGGCCCGGAAGTTTCGCGCTTCCGGGCCAAACTGAAAGGCAAACGAATGAAAATGATTCTTGCAATCATTGCGTCGCTGGTCCTGGGCTTCGCGGCTCAAGCGCAGCAGTACGCAACCACGACACTGACCAACGGGTTGAAGGTGGCCGGGTCTGCGACCGTTACGATGTCAACCTCCGCTCCAAAGATCGTCCTGACCAAATGGGAAAATGTGGCGATCACGGTTCGGACGACGCTGGACAACACCGGCACGGGAGCACAGACCTACACCTGGCAGAAGTCACCGGACGGGTCGAACTGGGACACCGTGAATTCCTTCGTGTTCACGCTCGCCCCCGGCGGCACGGCCGGGACTTACGTCCAGTTGACCACGAATTACACGGCGTCTTCCGCCGGATATTTGCGTCTGGTCAGCGTGGCGAACGGACAGGCGGGACAGTACTCAACGAACAACATCAGCTACACGCTGAAGCCGAAACGGTACGGCAACTGAAGGAGAGGTGAACCATGAAAAAACTTCTCTGCATCATTCCGCTGCTGACGGTCTTGGCTGCAAGTGCAGCGGACCAGTACGCGGTCACGACCATCATGGGCGGTTACGCTACGAACGTGGTTGCGGCGGGTGGAGTCAGCAACTACTCGGCGGGTGAGTTCAAGTTCAACTGCGCGAAATACGAGGACCTCGCTGTTACGGTCCGGTTCCGAGCCAATGACGTGACGACTGGGGCGGCGAGCAACGTCACGTTCAACTTCGCCTGGGGACCGAACGCGACGACGATGGCGGCAACGGAACAGTTCGCGATGACCATCCCGGTCTCATCGCCGACGGTCACGGATTACGTTCAGTGCACAACCAACGTGACCGTGGGTAATGCGGGTTACTTCATGCTGCACAGCATCAATGCCGTGCACGTTGACGGCGAAGCGATAACGAACATCACGGTCAAGGTGGCGACGAAACCGAAACGAAACGGTTAGGCTGAACGGGCGGGGTGAGTTTTGGGTGTGTCTCGCCCCGCCCACTGTCACAAATGAACAACAAAAACCGAAAGCTGCGCGGGGTCAGGTTCAGGGAACTAAAACCCGTGGCCATCATCTGGCCGCCGCGCAACCGGATGCTCGCGGCTGAGCAGGTGAAAATTAGGCTGGGCGTTTCATTTTACAATTTTGACTTATGGCAAACGTCGGACTTGGAAGTCTTACGACGCTGAAGCGTCACGTGCTGGCGTCTGCGCTGGTTCTCGAAACGCGCTATGACACGCAGTTGACCGCGATCGGCCTGGGCGTGGCCGGGCAGATCGAGGGCTACTGCAATCGCAAGCTGCAATACACCGCGGATGACACGATAACTTTCGACGCGGCGCGCGATCATTTTTATCTGCCACGCGCGCCCGTGGCTTCGGTTTCATCCGTTGAAACCAAGGATGACGAGACGACCGGCTGGGTGACGGATAGCGGCCAGCCGATTCAAATCGAGGAAAGCAGCGGGCGCATCTGGTTCGGCGGAGTCTATGGCACGCGCTCAACCTTGGTTCGCGTCACTTATACGGGCGGTTACTGGTTCGACACCAGCGAAGACGACAGCGGTTCAAACACGGATAGCGCGACCGAATTGCCAGGTGGCATAAAACTCGCGTGGCTGTTGCAGTGCGCAGAAACGTGGAACCAGAAGGACCGGCTGGGAGTGGGCATCGTCTCGCAGGAACAAACCAAGATCAGCATCGCGAAGCTTGATCTTGCTCCGACGGTGAAACGTCTGCTCGCACCTTACGTGCGCTTTCAAATCTCGTGATACCCGACATCTCCATTTCGTTGAGCGACAAAAGCCGGAAGCTTATGGAAAGCGTCTGGGACGGTCAGGCGCGCGCGCGTTGTCTGAACGCAATCGCTGAAGAGATGGATTTGCAAAACGCGGACACGATCAGCTTCATCCAGCGCGAGTTCCTGTCGTTCCCGAAAGACCGGCCCACTACGACGGAAGGATTGCGCGTCATCAGCAATAGCTTGCGGCGCGCTCTGTTCGCAACACCGGCTGTTGTAAACAACGAGGAAGTTTCTTCCGTCATCGGGAACAACGTGCGGGCCAAGGGCGGGGTGAACTACGCGCTGGTCCATGAGTTTGGAGGAATGACACCGCCGCGAGAAATTCGGCCAAGAGAAAAAAAAGTTTTGAAATTCATGGTCGGAGGCCGGACGGTTTTTGCAAAAAAGGTGAAACATCCGGGTGCAATCATTCCCGAACGCGCGCCCGTTCGACGCGGCATTGCGGCGTGCCTTCCGAAATACACCAGGCGAATTGAATCCGCGATTCACAGGACGTTGGAACCCAGATGAGCTTTACCAACTTCATCCAGTTGCAGAACGATGTTGCGCACGCGCTGCTGTGTGACAACTGGTTTGAGTCGGTCAACGTCGTCACGCGCGACACGCTGCTGCTCGAACAGACGCGCATGGCTGATCAGACGTACGCGGCTGAGACGCTCGTTTACACCACGTCCCGCAACGGTCGCAGCGGTTGCGGTGTCATTGTCGAGAAACCCGAATTTTCACTTCTACACGAAAACGTTCCGGGACCGCAGGCTGATTTAATCCTCACCTGCACGGTGATTGAAGACCGGCTGCAAAACGAGGACGCGCAGTTCGGAACGCTCAGAGCCGCGGATCAGGTTGCGCAGAAAATTCTGGACGTGCTGCACCTGTGGAGCATTCAAGGACAGGGAATTTTTCGCGGTGACAGGACGGCGATTGTTTCCGACCCGCGATTCGAGCCGCTGACGGCCTACCGCGTCCGGCTTCGCATGACATGCAACCGTGGGCAGACCTCGCGTTGCGCAACGCCGAGCATCACGAATACCGAGGGCACCATCACGCTG